AGATACTTGATTCTATAAAAGCTTCTGGCATTGAGTGATTGATAATTATTTCATCGCACGAATGACTTGTTGTTAGATAACCGAGTGATATTCCGTTCAATAGCGCCCCAATCTCATCTGGGGCTGTGGAGTTATTCCTTCTTATCGGTAGATCTGATTTTGAAATCTGACCGTATAGGCGGTCTGGGGTATAGCCATACCCAACGCTCAAAGGAGATGATTGATTATCTGACCAGAGAATCATTACTCAACAGGATCGTGTTGAGGGAATCGCAACTCTATCTTAACTGCATCAGCTTCTTGCTTAAGAGTGTCATAATCATATCCATGCTCTTTTGTAAACTGCACTCTATAATTAAACCAACCCTCAACACCTTTCCAGAATTTTGGATCAGTTGTCTTTTCAAGCTCAATAAGCTCTTCTGGCTCAAGCATAAAACTTAGAACACCGAGAGGCATATAGACAGTCATGTTATAACCAAGATCCTTGCCAGTTGTGTATTCCTTGAGCAAGTCTTGGAACTGCATGATTACTTTTCTTACAGTATCACCTGTAAAATAATCAATTGATCCATTAGCATTTCTAATTCTTGGGCAATAATTATCTACTGTAGAGATAGTTCCAAATGTTCTGCACACCATTGGTCTGTATCCATAGATGGTGCATCCACCCTTATAGAAAGCACAGAAACGCTTTGATTCACCGCCTGGCTGCCAGCTCTCATCAAACATTGCTTCCTTAAGACCGTCAACTACACCGTCAATCCACTCATCAGCATATGCTTTACCCTTGTCTTCCCAGTATAGGTAATATTGCTGCCTGAGCTTGAATGCAATATTTGCACATTCAGTCATGTGAATAACAAGACCAATGTGACAGCACTCTCCAGATCCAAGACACTTATATTTTGTCTCATTCTGTTTTGCTTCAATCACTCTTACCTGATTGTAAATCATATCAAGTTTTGCAAATGTGTAAATATCTTTTGTTGTTACAGATCTTCTCATCTTCCCCTCATCTTTTTCTGCTGCTTACTTCTCTTTATCATGTCTCTTTTTCGCTGCTCAGCATCTAATTGAGCTTGTGATTTAGGTCTTTTCTGACCATTACCACCAGTAAGGTTTCTACCTTTACCTCTGAATTTAAGCAAGTCATACTTCTTAACCCAGTTATATACTGCCTGTGGAGTAACCTCAATGTTGTAACTATCTTTTAGGTGCTTACAAATATCAGTAAGATTCATTCTTCTCTGGACATACATTTCATAAAGAAATGATTTATCCTTATAAGGTTCATTTGCCATTAACTGACCCCTGAATCTTCTTTAAAGCAAACCATAAACCAATACCTGCAGCATCTATGATATCATCATCATCAATACCGATATCATCTTTATCAAAATATTTACTGACGATCTCTCTTACTCTTTTCTTTCTTTCGTTCTTTTGTTTAATCTGAATAGAGCCCTTCTCGCCATTATTTCTAAGATCTTCAATAGCTTTTTTATTTAGATTCTTGTACCCAATCCCAGATTTCCACATCAACGGGTTGACATCTGTAACCAGGCAGCCTCCAGAGCTGAGTACTCCCCAACTGTAGCCAATAATATACGAGATAATCCTGCTCGTTTCAAAATTTTGTACATAAATAGATTGTTCAATAATCGCATTCTTCGGTTTATACTCCTCAACTATTTTTTTTAAACCAGCATCTATTGCTTTAAATTTAATAGATACATCTTTATCTTTCTTATAATCTATTTTACCATTAGCAATAAGTTTAATGCTATCTAGCGTTACATCATAAATAACCCATGCTAGAGAGTGGGAGGAAGGGTCAATAGATACAATCCTTTCCGACTTAATGGATGAAATAAGAGATCTAACGCTCATTCCATACCACGCCTGACAGTATCCTCGGACCAACCCCAGGAAACCAATCTTTTTACATAGCGTTCTCTTTTACAAGATTCACAAATTGTTTCTTTATTATATCTAGATAATATAGTTTTACAACTTTTTGTCTTACAAATTCTTTGTTTATTTTTATTAGCTTTTTTTTCGTAATAGCTTGCTAATAAATTTCTATTTGTTACAATCTTTCTGCATTCTGCGGAGCAGTAAATGGCGTTATACACTTTTGCACAGAATTCTTTTCCGCATTCTTCGTATGCGCAAATTCTGTACTCTGCATTAGCCATCTACCCTTTCGCATAAATTAAATCTAGAAGGGCTCTTCCCCTTTTCCGTCATCATCTCGCACTCCTTCTGCCCAGCAGTGGGCAGCCAAATCACAAGAGTTACAGTTAGCCGATGTTCTCTTGTAAGGCTGGACAGGAATTTCTTGACTCAAGTAAGAGCCATAAAATTTCCTGTACTTTTTAAATAGTTTGTCAATAAACGGTTGATCTCTTTCAATAAAGATTGGAAGAATCTCCTGATTATTCTTGTTTTCATAAATCACAAAGCCAGAATCAAGATTCAGGCATTCCATGTAGATTTGGGCTTGTCGGTAATGTTCGTCTTTTGGTTTGTTATGTAATTGTCTATAGTGAAAACCTTCTTGACTAATTGATTTTAATTCAATTAGTTTTTCACCATACCAATTAATTATACCATCAGCTGTGCCCTCAATTGGTGGATCTGTATGAGTTACTCTAATTTCTTCTGCTGTTAGAATACCCATATCTCTAAAATAACTGTATAGTCTTTCATGAACAGCATGACCGTTATCAAAAATACGATAAGTCTGGGAGCTAAATGATGGTGTTACATTTACCCCCTCAAACATGTAGTACCAGTATCTTGCACACTGGTTTGTATAACTAGGATGAAACCCATTAACTTTTTTAAAACTTTGAGTATTTCTGAGCGCCAGGTGCTCATTAATAGCTTCAACTAGATCTTTCATTACGATTTCTTCACTTTGTGGAGCTACTGCCTTAGGCGCTCTCAATTGCTTTAATGCTTTCATTAATTAACTCCTTTTGCTGCCAGCTTTAGGGCATTGATATTTTCTGTTAGTGCTTCGTACATGGTTTTCCAGATATCATTAACGAACTTATCCTGCTCGCTCATAATAGTAGATCTTCTTTTAAAGGCTTGTGATTTTACAATCATCAATGTCCTATAGCCCGCAAGAATGTTTGCATATTTAATAGCTTGCATTCCGATATAATCTTGCGGATTCTCAACAATGTCTTGAACAATAGCAAGACATTTAATAAATTCTTCTGACTTATCACCCATTTGTTCTGCAAGAACAGCAGGGTCAACAATAATATCTGGCATTAGATGTCCTTTCTAAGATCCTCTGTTTTAATCATTGCCTGATACGGCGGATACACTTTTGCAATACCAACAAACCAAAATACAAGATTAACACCGACAGCAAATTCATCGTGATCAACTGTCAAGCCAAGACTTTTATGACCTACTAATCTATCAAAACAAAGTTTAATCTTCATATTCGCTTCCTTTAATTAAATCCTGGAATACATCCCAGTCAATTATAGCGACTTTGGTTTCGGAATTCTCACCGAACACAACGGAAATACATGGATATTTGTAGTTAGCATTCCACGCATCCTTTCTCATCTTAATCCAAGCTTTTAGAGTGAGCGTAAAAGTTTTTTCATTATGCTTGTAGTCAACTAAAAACTTATGCAGAGAGGCATCACCCTTCTTGATTCCACGACCAGAGTTTTTTACAGCTTTAGCTTTGTCTCTCTTAATCTCTTCTTTTTCAGTTCTTTTCACTCAACTCTTCTTTCAAACGATTGCGATCTGCCCTCATAAGAATATATTGTACACGAATAGCCAGCATTTTACTTTCTGTTTCTTTAAGTTTAGATTCTAACTCAAGAATTTGTTTTTTTAGTTTCTTGCTGGTCTTAAACATTCATATAGAATGCCATAACTATATTAATGAAGCAATCAATTACTTAGCGCTTATCTCCTGAACCCTGGATCTTACCACGATTCATTCTGTCCTCAAGCTTCTCAATGTTCTTATTTGCAACATAGCCAAGATTTACATCAAGTTCTTCTGCGACCATCGCACAGTACCAGAGAACATCTCCAAGCTCATCAACAAGTTGCTCATGACGCTCTGGTGAAATCACACTAGAGTCATCACGGAGGATCTTTTTGACCTTTCCAGCAACCTCGCCAGCTTCTGATACAAGCCCCAGAGAGGTGTACAGGAGCCCCTGTAAGCCTTCTTTAGGGTAAATGGCTGTCGTTCTAGCCCTAAATTGATAATTATCAAAATCCATGTTATCCATTATACTCTCCTATTGTGTTTCATAATCTCTGCCTCAGTAGGACTTCTGAAATTAGAATTTCTAATTAATACACTATACTCTTCTTCAGAAACCATTTGAATTGGGTTATCTCTTGTAAATTTTATACCAGATTCTAGGCTGTATCCCGCTCCACGATCAAAATATATGTACTTTTTTCTGGACACCCGACCAATGGGTTTAAACATATCAATACCTACACGCTTAATTAAGCCATTTAGCATCTTGTCACACTGGTTCTGCCAATTATATTCTTTTATAACCTTTGGAGCTTGCTTATAATAATAATCACATTGAGCATCAAAGTTTTCAACCGCATTTTTCATCAACTCAACAGTTGAATCAAAGTCTGGAAGGATCACTTCGCCTGTGTGGTAGCCCGTATGCTGTGTTTTACCAAGCGTTGATTCAATAATGTTGCTTCCAAGATACTTTTCGTAGGTACACCATCTACTTGTTGAAATAGTTGGCATACCTGTAGCCAAAGCCTGGAGTGGTATTAACCCAAAACCTTCACCTTCGGTTGGATAAACCAATATATCATGTTCATAATATAATTCAACCATCTCTTTTTGTGTCAATGTCTTAAATATTCTGCGTATGTTTGGCTCTGACCCATCATTATTGAATAGATCAAGAACGCTGTATCCTTCGCTCCTATCATGACCATGATGTTTTAGTGTTAATTCAACATTGTTGTTGCCTTTAAACAACTTGAGGAAAGCCTTCTCAACAAGATCAGCTCTTTTGCGTGGAGAATCTGAATCAACATGAAGGAATCGTATTTTATCCCGATTACCTCGCTTGAATGGCTTCCACATATCATCAATACCAAGCTCAAACACATATGTTGGTACATCTACCCCAGAATTTGCAACAGCATCTGCAGAGAATTGATTACCTACCCAGATTTCATCAAATGTTTTCATGGTAGGAATCCACCAATCCCAAGCCAATGTTGCTTCTAGGTATGTGCCATTAATTTTGTACTGGTGATCATGGTGTTTCTTAAAACCTGGTTGTCTAAAATCCTGTCCTGTGACTGGATGATGCCATTCTGGTTCCATATAAAACATTTGGATTTGCGCTGCTGGATCATTTTCTACAACTTCAAGTCGTTCACCCTTATAGGTGAATTGATTAAAGTGTTTTACGATATTTGTATAGCCATAGGCATAACCAAATATATTTACAGCTTGCTTGATATGCTCATCTGTATGGATTGAGAAAATCATTTATTAATGAGCTTTGTAATTTCCTTAACTTGCTTGTCAGTCAATTCAATTGAGCCCATACCATTCCATTTACTTTCTTCATAGGAATACCATGCACCTTTGCGCTGGATAATATCCATCTCAATGGCAATATCAATGATTTCACGATCTTGATCAATACGACCCTCTTGTGGGAGCACATAATAATAACCCGTTGCACCAATTGTGGGAATTTGTTTTGTTTTTTCAACAGTCCAGGTCGCTCGTTGCGAGGTAATCATATTGTTCTCCTCACGCTCCATTTCGCCCTTTGACATTGAGAGAAAGAGTTTGACGATGTTGTGCATGTTGTGGTGAACCGTGTTGCCCATCTTGGCTTTTGTTACCGCAAACATACCGCTCAGGTCAACCGTTTGGTGAGCAACGAACAGCATGATGTTGCGTTCTTTATGGAGATAATTCACCAGCTTTTGCAATAGGTAGCCCTGTGAGCGTGATTGCAAGCCCATTGCTTTACCACCTTCAGGCTTATCGTAGAACTCTTCCTTGATAATGTTAGACAGCGAATCAAACAAGAAGATATGCTTCTCCTTATCATCTGTCAGATACCCGACAATATTTTTCATGATATCTTCAACAACAGTGGACTGAATAATCACCACATCATCAACATCAATACCGCACTTGGCAGCATACTCGTCATTATAAGATGACTCCGAATCAATAATGACTGGTCGGTAGCCCATCTTTTGAGCTTCGGCAATGATCCGAAAACACATAGTAGTCTTACCCACCGATGGAGTACCCCAAAACAAGTGAGTCGCACCAGTATTAAGTCCGCCACCCAAAGCCCGATTTAGACCAACGCTGGGGGTTGGAATAACATCATGAACGGGCATTGTATGCCCTTTACGCTTATCTACAATTAACATATATCTCCTTTATTGGAACATCCTATCTAGAATTCTTGCTTTAATAATTGTTGTTGAAACATCCTCTGTGTATGGTACGAATACAATCTTAATATTGTGTTCATCCAACCACTCTTGGGTGAAATCCATCTGCTTGTAATAGTCTTTGTTTTGCCAATCGGAGCCGACAACGATTAAATCTGGTTTTGCTTCTAGGATAGCAGGTTTTGAATCAGCCTCGCCTGTATTGACAATAACTTTATCAACCCATTTACATGAAGCAACCACTTCCATTCTTTCAAATAAACTACAAATAGGTGGTTCTTTATAAGCAGATACAAACTCACTTGGGTTTACAGAGACAATAACTTCCCCACCATCACCCGCCAAATCCCTGCATTTCTTTAGTAGTCTAACATGACCTGAGTGAAATAGGTCAAATGTACCGCCAGTATATACAATCATTTTTTCTCCAATGAGGAACTAACAAAGTTCCATCTATTCGCATTATAAAATGTAAATCTTTCTACGCCGTTAGCACCAGCTAGAGCATCTGAATACTCAAACATCACGGTGTCAAAGTCTTTGAATTCAAATAAGTTAGTATCGTTGACAAGCACTGTTGGTGCCGTAGGAATAGAGACTGTCTTGCAATTAAGACCAGACCAGCCAAGGACATTCCTTGAGTCTAAATTTTTAATCCCAAGCCTATAATCCATGACATCCCTTCTCCATACATTCATACTTGCAAGAGTCGCTGCAATTAGGAATGATTTATCATTTAAACGATTTATTAATTCAGCTATTGTACCAGAAAAACCAGGGATTACTTCGCCAGAATATGGAGCAAATTGCATTATTCTATCTACACCATTTA